TGGGGGGTATGGAGGGCAGGGGGGTATGGGGTGGGGAGGGGGAGGGGTATTATACCTATTTAGGTATAAAAGTAGGTAGTATAAATACTGAGTTAAAACAGGGCTTGACAACAGCGCCCCTCTTGGCGTAGGCTTGGGGCTGAACCCTGGGGAGGGTTGAAAGTGAAACGCGCACGTAAAACAACCGACAGCATTGAGCAGTTGTTTACTCCATATTTGTCGAGATACAACATCTGTATCCAGTGGTTTCGCCTACGTTGGACGGTCTATATCTACGCCAAACCTGGGGTCAAGCGACCGCGTACCGCAGTTGGCAAGCACGTCTACCTCCTGGTGGCGGTCAAGAAAGCTCTCGACCAACTAGCTGCGGGTAAGAAGGTGTAGGGATGCGCTTTGTTTTAGCTGGCCAGCTGCCGTCCGGTAAAAACGCCGTTAAAACCACCCGCACAGGGCTGCGCTACCCTTCCAAACGCTTCCAGAGGTGGAGGGATGAGCAAGTCGAGGCGGTTGGGCTCCGGCGTTGGGAATTGACCGGGGACCGCCCCGCGTTCACCGCCGTCCATCCCGTCCGGTGTGAGATTCGCTACACCCCCGGAGACCGGCGGCGGCGGGATGTCCCCGGCATGTTGGATGCGCTGTGGCATGTGTTGGAGCGGGCGCTCGTCGTGGAGGACGACGCCCAGATTACCGAAGTGGCTTGGGTGGAGGAGGAGCTGGATCGTGACAACCCGAATGTGGTTATTGATGTCGACGCAAGGGGGTATTATTGATGTCGGCGCAAGGGGGTAATATGGAAAGCACAACCGACGTGGATATCCTGTGCGCTGCGCTCGCGGCCCACCGGGCGGCGCTGCAGGCGCTGGTCGAGAAGCTGTCCTGCGAGGAGGTGGTGGAGGGGCTGAAAGGGGTGTGCATGGTAGCCCAGTTGCACGGCTTGCCGTACCAGGGGCCGTCGTGGAGGCAGGAACTTGAGCGGGCGAAGGATGTGCTGGCACAAACCCCGGCTCCGTAAGGAGGCTGTGATGCGCTACCAATGGGACGGGTGGGAAACTCGTGACATGGACCCCGACTTGGACGACGCCCCCAATTCAACCGCTGATCTGCGGCTGCACAGGGGAAGTCGGCCCCGCGCACCGCACCCAAAGCCGGTGAAGGATCAATGATCCTCCACGAAATCACCACCGACATCCCCACCGTCTCCACCCCGATCCATCTCTTCCCAGCCGGATGCTGGCACACCGATGATCCAGGGTTCCGCCACGACTTGCTCCGCCAGTGGATGGAGGAAATCAGAAGCACCCCCTACGCCTACGGGGTCGGGCTCGGCGACTACCGCAATTTCCTCCGCACCCATGCCCGCGACTGGCTCCGGCTCTACCCGCACGACCAAGACGCATTCCGTGATTTGGACGGCATGGTGGCGAAAGAAGCCCGCGAACTGTACCAACAGTATTTGAAGCCCATCGAAGGCCGCTTGTGGGGGTTGTCGGAAGGCAACCACTTCTACGTCTTCCACGGCGCCTCCAGAAACCAGTGGCAGGCCGGGGAGACCGACACCCAGTACCTCTGCCGCCTGGCCGGGGTGCCGTACTTCGAGAAACTGGCCCTCATCCGGTGGAAAATCGTCAACAACGGCAGATCGCTCCAAACCCTCAACATCCTGCTGCACCACGGCGACTGGAGCGGGGGCTACGGGACGCCGGGAGGCGACTTGAACGCCCTCAAGAACAAGACCGTCGGGTTCGACGCCGACATCATCATCGCCAGCCACACGCACATCAAGCTCGGCTACCTCTCCCCGCTGCTGACCCTCCCGAAAAAGGGGGTCCTCAAAACCGTGGAACGCCCCCGCGCCTTCATCAAGACCGGCTGCTTCGTCGGGGCCTACGACCGCTGCGTTCCGACCAACTACGTCCAGCGCAAACTGATGCACCCGAACGAATTAGGCTATGTCCGCTTGACAGTTCGGTTCTTTACGCCGTATGATAAGGCCAAGTACGCCCAGGAACTGAGCCTGGGGAAGTCCCGCGTGAAGGCGCGGCATAGCGGTAACCTCCGGTACAAGTTTGAAATCCGGTTGTAGGGTATGTATTATGTCACGGTTTGTAAAAACACGGTGGCGAGCAACCTAAAACACAGGACGAAGAAGCCCGTCATCCGTGTTAGCCGAGGCAAGTACGGCAAACCTAAACGGGTCCATACTTTTACACGCAAGGGAGAAGTCACTGTTCGGTATAATCCAGCCCACCCGCTACCTTGGGGTGCGCGTGTCTGGCTAGAAGTCACATAACGGAACCATGTGCGGCTGCTTAGGCGACTTTGAAATCAAGCTGTAAGGAACCTCAACAGGGACCGACCCCATGCCCGCGAGACAAACGCCCCTTTGTCCCACGTCAGTACCGCCGGTGGCTTCAGAAAGAGGGGTGGGTGCCGCTCCCCAAAGCCGCCCGCTCGTTCCATCTGACCCCTGCCAACCTGCTGGCCCTGTGGGACGCGCTGCGGCTCCCCAAATTCCACTACCGGGGGCGGACGCAGTGGGGGGAGCGCTTCCACGCCCACTGGACACAGCCGGACCTGCTCACGACGCCGCGCAATTACGCGCTCCACACCAGCCATCTGCTCTTGTTCTACACCCTGATCCTCAAGCACAGCTGGGAGCGGGACCTCCGCGCCCTGCGGGACGCCTTCCCGGCGCGGCGCCGTCCATCCCCGCCCTGCCCACTTCAGGTCTCCGAGGCCCTGTACGCGCAATTCTTGCAACTGTGGCCCCCACTCTGCTCCAAGGGACATTCGCTGGTGTCAACCGCCTCTTTCACATGGCTGAAGAAGCGAAAGGGCGCCGGGACTTCCCCCTGGAACACCTCAACACGGTCGCGGCGACGCGCCTCCAGTTAAAACTCCTGGAGTTCACCGTCGGGAAAACGCTGCACGTCAGCGCCACCGTCAAGAACCAGACCGATCTTCCGCGCTGGGACGCCCTCCCGCCGGAAACCCGCGCCCAGTTGGACGCCATTCTCAGCACCACGATGGCGGGGGGTGAGGTGATTGATGTGGAACCGACCTTTGGGGGCGAATGAAGGTGATGAGGATGTGGCTACTTGGTATGGTCTTATTGGTGACTGCCTGCTCGATGCCGCATACCCGCGTCTATCAGCCCGACCCGTCGCTGAAATCGGACACGACCCTCGGCTACGCGACGGAGCAGAACCGCCACGACATCCGGCTTGTCCCTGGCGATCCCAGGATGGTCCCAGGCCGGGTGTGGGTGGAGGACGCCTTCCCGTTCGGGGAGAACGTCCACATCGAATGGGGCACCAGTGGGTATCCATTTGTGAGCGACTACTGGTGTCCTTTCAGTGTGCCGACGTATCAAGGAGAACACGGCTGCTGGCAGAACTATGAGGGTGTGAAGCAGGAAGGTGGCAAGAAAAAGGAGTTCCAGAGCAACGGCTGGACGTTCTCGCCAATGGAATTCCACCCCATCGAGCAGAACGCCTGGCGCTGGAAGTCCGACCTGGAAGTCGGCTGTACCGAGTATAATATGGCTGGGTGTATTATCAAGAAGCATCAGGAATAAAGGTAATGAACAACACTTGTTCATGTTTCGTGAACAGGGAGGTTTGCTGATGTCCGACCTGGATAAACGCTTAGAGGAATTGGAACGTCGTCTCAAGGAACTGGAGAAGCGCGATCTGCCGACGATCTGGCCGCTGTTCGACGATACTTGTCCGCCGGGCGTGCCGTGCATTAGGCCACATCAGCCTGGTACAGCCGATCCGCTGCCGTGGCGAGGCAGCAACATTTCAACTGCCATGCTGCAACTGCCACGCGGAACCTATTGATTCCGTGAGTCTTATTGCAGTATGGCAGTTTAGCTGGGGGTAGCCTACGTGACAAACAGTCAGCCGCATGAACCTAATCCATCTACTAATTTCCCGATATTAGTAGTTGCAGAAGGTGGCGAGAACACAAAGGAAATTATCACGCTCTAAAGGGCCATGTTATGTTATTTACCCGCACCAGAAACGGTGAACTGCTCATCGAAGTCCGCTTTGAGCCGTTTAAGCTCGAATGGGTCGGCGCCCCCATCGAGCAGCGGTGTGTCTTAGAGGACCACCGCCCCGCCGTCCGCCGTGTAGATGAATTGGGCGTCACCTACACCACCCTCCACCCTGAAATCTGGGAGCGCGTTAAATCTCACATCAAACCGCTGCTGAATCACGGGAAGCCGCTGGAGAAGTTGGGGCGGGCGAAGCGCTGCTCCGCCTGTGGGGATGAGTTGAAAGTGGCGAAGGAGTTTGAAGGCGTCTGGGTCATGCGCTGCCCCCGCTGTGCGTCCCTCGCGGTCCTGGGGAAAGCCCAGGTTGGCGGGACCATCGGCGCGGGCGAGAAGGAACAACTCTAATGCCCACGCCCAGCATCCCCGTCTCTTCTACCGTCCTCGATGATGTCCGCCACGCGCATCGTTTGTTGGAACTCAGCGTGGCCCAGGTGAAGGCGGGCCCCGCGTTGAAACCCGGCGAACCCGTCTATCAGTACAACCGCCTCCGGGAAGCCCTCGCCATCCTGGACGGGTTTTTACGCTCGGCGAAAGTGAAGCGGGCATCCGGCGAATAGTCACTTGATTGTCAACTATGTTTGCCTTGCTTTGTCAATGCTGCTTGAGGCCGATTGACCCGGCGGACCAGGACCGCCTCCCGGCGTGCTGCCTGTCCACCTTATGGTCCTTCCAGGAACAAGTGGAGCGGGGTGGGGAGTTGTGGTTGATCTTGAGCGCCTTGGGGCAGGACCCGCCCACATTAACCTAACCGGCCTGCAACCATATGACCGAACCATGCTACAGGCGTATAACCAAACAACCGGGTAACCGAAGATGATGAATGCGCGCTGGCCGAAGAAAACCATGACCGCCCTCATCTGCGACAGCCTGCAATCCGGCGGACTCCCCCAACATAAGCGGGGGGGCGCCCCCGCCACGCGCCGGTGGCGGGCGGTGCGGAGTTTTTGGAATCCTCAACCCAGGACGCAACGCGATGACCGGCCAATTCACCCAACTTGATCCGCGCCTCTTGGCCGTCCTCACCCAGCTGGAGCAGGAAGACGGCCTCCCGATCCATGTCAACTCCGGGTTCCGTGATCCCGCCCGCAACAAAGCGGTCGGCGGCGTGTCCAACAGTGAGCATACCGACCAGCCCGCGACCGGCGCCGACATCCAATGCCTGCAATCCACCACGCGCTTCAAGCTGGTCACGGCGGCGCTGAAACGCGGGATTACCCGCATCGGGATCGGGAAAACCTTCGTGCATATCGGGATGTCCACGACGCGCCCCGCCTCCGTCATGTGGCATTATTACCCGGCGTTCATCGTGGCGTGGTTCCTGGCGGTCTCCTCGTGCGTGTGGTCCACACCGACGCCCGCCGCCGCCCAAATGGACACATTGGAGGCGATGGAGCGCGACTTCCTCCGCTTGAGCGAGCCCTGCCAGGCGGAAGACGCCTGGGAAACCCGGATCAGCGGCATCGAGTACCGGGTGCGCTCCTACCGCTGCGGCGCAAAGAAATGGCGCTTGTGGCAGTACAGGTGCGAGGAAGGGTACTGGTCCAGGCTTATCTTGATGGATCAGGCCGACCGGAACGAGGATGCGTATTACATGGATCGGTTCGGCGGCCTCCATAATGGAAAGTCGGGGGAGTTGGTGGAAGCGTATCGTCCCCAGTGCGGGACCTAACGGGAGGAGGACACGATGAATAGGCTTATTCCAGCTTGTGTGTTCACGTCTGGGCTATGGGCGGCATCCCTGCTCTTGAGCGGTTGTGCCAGCGAGGATGCCGCCAAAGCCAAAGACATCGCGCAACAGGCCTGTGCGATGGTTCCGGCGGCGCGGATGGCGGCCGACATCGCCAAAGCGGGGCTGCAGGCCCTCCCGCCGGGGACGGACGCCACCCAAGCGCAAGCCGACATGGAGCAAGCGCAGCGTATCTTACAACACCTTCAAACCGTGTGCGGCCTCGTGGCCCCGCAGTAGGAGTGCAGCATGTTGGAATTCCTGTGCGTCCTTGCCGCCCTCAACTTCATAGGACTGGGCCTGCTCGGCTACGCAGGCTGGAAAGCGTCTGCCCGCATCCAGGACCAACTGGATGTCCTCAACATCGAACTGGTGGGGTTTACCGTCCCGCTCCGCACCATAAAGGACCTATCCGCCTTACCGGAGAACCCAGAGGAGGTGCTTAGTGAAATCGGGAACTACCAAGGGCCGTCGGGGTGGCATTAAGCTCGACGCCGTGAAAACCGCCGCCGTGCTGACCATTGCGGATGCGCCACGGATGACGGCGAAGGGCCGCCGCGCCATCGCCGCCTGGCTCTTAAAACAAGGGTTTTTCCTGGTGGCGTACGGACAAGACTACGCGGCGCATTTCACCGCCCACTACCGTTACCGAGCTAAGTAAAAACACACATGGAAGCCAGCGCCCCCGAATACGACCGCCTCTACTGGGCGAAGGAACTGAAGCGGTGCGAAACCAGCTACCTCTACCTCGCCCAGAAGTACCTCCGCATTAAATCGCGGACGGTGGTCGGCTTCCCCACCCTCATCTTGAACCCCATCCAGCAAATGCTCCACAAAAAAGTGATGGCCCAGCGCAAGCGCGACGGGTGGGTGCGCCAAATCTGGGGGAAACCGCGCCAAATCGGAGCCTCGGCTTACGTCCTCTCGCTCTTTTTCCAGCGCACCGCGTTCCAGAACTACCACAACGCCTTTATCGTCTCCTACGACGAGGATACGGCGGCGGAGCGCTTCGACACCATCGCCACGTTCTACGACGCCCTGCCCACCCCCCTGCAGCCGCCCACCCGCTACAAGTCCAAGTTCAAAATCGAGTTTGACGGGCGGCGCTCCCGCTTCCTCGCCGGTCACTCCAAGAACGTGAACGTGGGCGCAGGCGAAATGAACCACCTCGTCCACTTAACAGAGGTCGCCCGCTACAGCAACCCCGACGAAATGCAGGCCTCCCTCTTCCCCACCATCTCGAAAGCGAAGGGCGCCACCCCCTCCATCGTCATCATGGAATCCACCTCGTTCTTCGGGGGCGACTGGTTCAAGGAATTCGCGGAAGCGGCCCGCCGGGGCGACACCGAGTACGAATTCAACTTCGTCCCGTGGACGATGAACCCGGAATACTCCGACCCGGTCCCCCCGCACTTTGAAGCCTCCGGCGAAGAGCGCGACTTGATGCGCCAGCATGGACTCACGCTGGGGAACATCGTCTGGCGTCGGCGCACCCTCTCCAACTACGCCGCCGCAGGCAACCCCGCCCTCTTCTTCCAGGAATTCCCCTTGTCCTTCGAGGAAAGCTGGCAGAGCCCCAAAGGCACCTTCAGGGCCTTCCCCGATGAATCCCTGGACTACATCCAGGATCAACTGAAAACAGGGACCACGGGGTTTGTCGACTCCACCGGCTTCCATGAGGCGTTCGACGGCGTCGTGGAGCGGTGGGCCGAGCCCGTGGACGGCGCCTACTACGACATCGGCATCGACGTGGCCGGGGGCCACGAGACCGGCGACTGGACCGTCCTGGAGGTCATCCGCCGCGACACCCTGGAGCAGGTCGCCGAAGCACGCGGCCATTGGAACCCCGCCGACGAAAACTTTTTAGACCTTGTGTATTGGACCGGATTGTATTATAATAGGGCGCAACTCATCCCGGATATTACGGGAGGCTGGGGCTATGCCCTGCTCAACGACCTCCAGAAACGCGATTACCCCAACCTGTGGCAGTGGCGGCGGCGCGACGACCTCTTGGAGCGCCCGTCAAAACGGGTGGGGTTCCTGTACAACCGCCGTGAAAAAGTGTCATTGGTCACGAATGCGGTGCGGGCGGTCCAGCGGGACCACCCCCGCGTCTATTCCGCCGGGCTCTACCTGGAGTTGCGGGAATTCCTCAATATCGGGATTGATGAGTGGGGGGCGCGGAGCGGGGGCTTCGACGACCGCGTCAATGCGTGGATGCTGGCGCTGTTGGCGTCAAGCGACGAACGGCGGGGGCCGTCCCCGGAGTCTCAGATCGTGAAACCGATCACGCCTCCCCTGTGGGCGCTCCACGATATTGATGCCGACCTCTATGATTATTCCCGCGAAACGGGGGATTACTTACTCGATCCATCCTATCACTTATGGAGGTAAATCGGATGTCTGCAACCGGGCGAAAAACAGCGATGGTGTCGTTGCCGGAAGAGATGTTTGATGCGTTCTCGAAGGAAGCCGCCGCCCGTGGCGTGAAATTCGGCATGGTCTTGGAGGAGCGGCTGGCGGCGCCTGCGGCTCCGGCTCCCGCGCCGCCGAATTGGGAGGCCGCGTGCGAAATCATGCTGTCCTACCTCCCGCCCGACCACCGCCAGTTGATTCGAGCGTGCGCGAAGGAGCAAAACCGCCCCTTGCTCGACTTTGTGGTCGGCCCGATGGAGCTGGTCCGGGACCAGGGCTTGGTCGCCAGCATCACCGCCAACCAGCTGAACACGCCTCCCACGGTGCTGCTGTCCCTTTCTTCCACCACTCCACAGGCAAAAACAACGTGTGCGTACTGCGGGCGGAGTTTCGTGCCCCCCGCAGACCGCCTTGACGCCCGCTTCTGCCCCCCGCCGGAGGACGACCAAGTAGAATCCTGCGGCCGGAGAGCCTCGTTAGCCGAGCTTCGTCGGACCCGTGAAATACGCACGACCCCCAAAGGTACTCCAGTCCCGCCAACCAGTTTTGGCGCCCCTTTAACGGCCCCCGCGAGGTAAATCGTGGCTGACGGCGAATTCGCACCCCCCATCAACACCGCCAACAAGGTCGGCGCCGACGAACGGAGGCTCTTGGACGACCTCCATGCGCTCATCAGCGAGTACGAAGCCGCGAAAACAGACGCGCTTGCGCGGAACGACGGGTTCACCGACGAGGACGACCTCCGGCTCTACCGAGGGGAGGTTGGCCCCAAAGACCGCCTCTTTGAGTGCAACTTCACGCAGGCGTTTATCGACCGGCTGGTGGCGCAACTCACCGACAACCGCCCGATCCTCCGCGTCGAGCATCGTAAGCGGGGGTTAGCCAATGTCGCCCGCGCCCTGGAGAAAGGCGTGATCGCGGTCTGGCAGGAAACCGACCTCCAGCGCCAGGTCTTCAAGATGTGCCACAACGCCGCCATCAAGCGGAGCGCCGGTCTCTACACCGGCTACGATCCCTCCACCGACGACATCTACGTGGAAATGCTGCGCCCCGACCAGTTGCTGGCGGACCCCGCTGTTTTAGAGGCCGGGCTGCTCGATCATGCGGAGGCGATCTTTATTAAGCGCGTCGTCCCGCTTTCGCTCCTGCGGTGCCGGTTCCCTGGGCGCGGGGCGCTGGTCACGCCCGATAAAGCCGTCTTGCCGGGCCGCTCCTCACTCCGCACCGTGGAATCCCCGGTCACCACACTCCTGGAAAAATCACGGGACTCGAAAGCGTCCCAAGGCGTATCCACGGTCATCCCCCGTGCGACGGTGTGGGAAGGCTGCCTTCGGGACCGCCAGGTGAACTCCAGCGGGAAACCGATCTTCCCGTATGGGCGCAACATCCATTTCACCCGTGATGTCGTCTTGTGGGACGGCGCCTACCCGTACTGGGACGCGCAATGGCCGGTGGATTGGTACGACTGGACCGTCGATCCCGACCATTTGTGGGGCCACAGCGCGATCTCCCTGCTCCGCCGGATTCAAACGTCCTTCAACCAGTTGGTCGATGGCACCGTCGAGAACCAAATCATCACCAACTTCGTCAGCATCATCGGCGATCACGATGTCCTCACCAACCGCCAGTGGGCGCAACTCCAGAAAATCCGCAACTCGCTGGTGCTGAAAAAGCAGGGGGGGCCGAACAAGGCGCTGAGTCTGCAGACCCCGGCTCCATTCGGGGCCGACCGGATGCAGATGGCGAAGTTCCTGTTCACCTTCGCCCAGATGATCACGGGCGTCACCGATGTCACCCTCGGCGAAACCGCCGGGTCGCTGCAATCGGGGCTGGCGATTGAAGGACTCCAGGAAGGCGCCAACTTAATGACCCGTGCGCGGGCCTCCCGCTTGGAGGATTTACTCTCGCGGGTCGGACAGAAGTTGGTCGCCCGTATCCTCCAGTTCGTGACCGCCGACCGCGTCTTTTCCATCATGGGGCCGTCGGGAGAAGCGGTGGAATACGCGCTGGCCCGCAGCGAACTCTTCATCAACGACGATAAGTCGATGGTGACGCCGGAACAGCGCCGGGAATTCTTCAAGCACCTCCGCTTTACCGTGGCCCCCGGTTCCAGCGCCCCCGGCACCCGCGCCCGCCGCGCTGAAATGATGATGCGCCTGAACGCCATCGGTGCGGCCTCCCGCAAGATGGTGCTGCAAGCCGCCGACTTCCCGGACCCCGACTACATGCTCAAGGAAGCCGAGGAGGACTTCCAGAAGTTCCCACCGGCTGGGTTTAAGCGCGATCCAAACGCCGTCAACGCGATTACGAAGCGGAGTTAGCTTTTGGCTGCTTACTACAACGAGCATGATTCCAAAGCCGCCGCCTGGCTGCGTGAACTCATCAAGGGAGGGCATATCGCACATGGGGAAGTCGATGAACGCAGCATCGTCGATGTCCAGCCAGCCGACCTTCGAGGCTTCACCCAATGCCATTTCTTCGCCGGGATCGGAGGCTGGAGTTACGCCCTCCGCCTTGCCGGATGGCCCGACGATGAGCCCGTCTGGACCGGCTCCTGTCCCTGTCAGCCGCTTTCGGTCGCAGGACAGCGAAAAGGCCATGCCGATCAACGACACCTGTGGCCCGCTTTTTACCGCCTCATCGCCGAGCTTCGCCCTCCAGTCGTCTTTGGAGAGCAGGTTGCGAGCAAGGATGGGCGGGAATGGTTCGCCGCTGTTCGCGCTGACCTGGAAGGAAGTGGATATGCCTGCGGGGGTGCCGATCTGTGCGCTGCGGGCGTCGGGGCACCGCACATCCGGCAGCGGTTGTACTTCGTGGCCGACGCCCGATTGCAGCGATGGGAACACGAGGCCGAACGGCAAGGGTGGGCGAACGATGATGGACGAGGCGATGAAGGCGAGCTGGCCGACGCCGCAGGCAGCGGACGACAACTTGGATCGACGGACACGAGAAGCGAAGGAGCGATGGGCACAGCGGGAGAAAGCGGGGAGCGAACTGGCAATCAAAGTGATCCTGGTGGATTCTGGGCCGACGCCGACTGGCTCCCCTGCACCGACGGGAAAGCCAGACCGGCTGAACCCGGCACATTCCCGCTGGCTTATGGGGTTCCCGCCCGCGTGGTGCGATTGCGTGGTTACGGCAATGCAATCGTTCCCCAGGTCGCGGCGGAATTCATTAACGCCTACAGGGAGGCAGTAGGTGAAAACCACCCTTAACTGGAACTTAAACATCTA